CTTTCCGGTAAAGGTTCCTGAATAATCTGCGGCGCTGACTTCTTCGGCTCGCTGGTACAGGCTGTCAGCGCCAGCAACAGGCACAGGAGCAACGGCGCAGTCGTTACCGGCCAGTGCGGTTTTGATGTTTTCACGTCGGTGTTCTCCTGTTGCGTTTCGTTGCTGACTGAGTGCTTTTAGCCCGGCCTCTACCTGGCTGACGTCCCGGCGCAGCGCCCTGACCTCGGCCAGTACATCGCCGGTTTGTTTTAGTTCTTCCCGGGTGCTGTTCAATGATTGCTCTGCCCGTTCACGCTTATGGCTTTGCCAGGCAAATCCACTGACTGCGGCAATCAGCAGGACAAACATCACGATGGCAAGAATGGCTATCGCTTTCATTTCGCCCCCTTCAGTGCCGGGTCGGATAAGCACCACGCTTTGAATTCTTCCCTGCGGTTGACCAGCCCCTGCAGGCGCTTGCCGCCAGAGTTCACAAAGTCCGTCAGCCGTTCGCAAACGCCCTTCCAGTTACCGGCCTGCGCGTGGCGCCAGAGAGTGGTTCTCACCTTCTGGCCTTTGGCGTTGGTGTACCAGCCCAGCCCGGTACAGCCGACGTTAAAGGTGCCGTCGGTCATGCTCTCAAAGACTTTCTGCGGTGCAGCAGCGCCGTTAAATTCACGGTTAACGCATTTCTCGGCGCGCAAAAGATCGTTAAACCAGCGTTCGGCAATCTCGCCCTCGGCGTATTCACGGTTCTCCACCTTTGAGGTGGAGCCGATGCCCACTGTCAGCACGCCCGCCGGACAGTAGTACGGGGTTTTGCGACAGTCCTCATACTTCGCCATCTTTAGCTGTGCTTCCGGGCTGGTTCGCAGCGCCTGCGGCCACAGCGTGGCGGCCAGAGAAATGATCGCGGCGGTTGAGCAGGCAATAATGCGTTTTTTCATCGCGGCGCCTCCCGGATGGTGCGGATCAGCTCTTTAACGTCCTGGCGGTTCTCGGTGTCGTCGCGAATCGCGTCGATCAGTTCGTTCAGTAACGCATTATTGGTTTCGTGAATGCGCGCCATGCGGCGGCGATGCAACTCACCCAGCGCGGCGGCAGCGATACCAATCAGGATGCCAATAGCGGTAAGCCAGTCCTTTTGCGTCATGACACCGACGCCCGTCAGCAATGTTGACCAGGAGTACGTCACGCCATTCCAGATACGATTAATCAGCTCCATAGCTGTACGGTCTCCTTCGTCGCCGTGGCGCTGATTTCTGGTAACTCCACCACCTGCCCTGCCTCAAGGAAGAGCTGACCGGCCAGCGCTTTGTTAGCAGCAAGCACGATCTCGGTTACGCCCTGAGTAGTGCCGTAATGACGCTGGCACAGCAAATCCACGGTATCGCCCTGCAAAGCCTGCACTTTCATCAGAACGCCTCCGCAGTGTTGCGCACAGTGCCGCGAATATCGGAGATCGCCCAGCGTGCATCGCGCCACATATCATCGGCTTGCGACGCCAGCGCAACGGCGCGTTTTTCACCAGCGTCGCCGGTGGTGTCCACGTCCCGGTTCGTGCCGAGAATGTGCGCGCGAGCAATGCTGAATACCGCCCGCCTGAAACGGTGCACCTTCACACTTTCTCCGTTCACCTCGACCGCCGGCACATCAGCCAGTCGGGTATACCCCGCCGCCAGCTGGATGGACTGCCAGTCAGCCAGTTGATCGAGGGTGTGGGATACACCTTCGATAACGGCTTGTTTGAGGCGCGAAGTCGTCACCGCGCCATTGATGCGCATCTCCATGCGCACATCGCTCAGGGCAATTTCCGGCCAGAACGTTCCGGCAGTGACTTTCTCGCCACCATCGTCAGTGTCTGGTACATCCTCCGAAGAGGGGATAACAGTGCGACCGGCTACAAGGCTCATCGCGTCATCTCCTGAATGGGTGGCGGTGAGCGGACGGAGAAAAGCAAACGCCATGCGTTGCAGATCTCCGCCCGCGCCGCCAGCGCACGGGGCGCAAGTCGGTTATTTTTTGGCGGCAGGCGTTTTTTTCGCTGTTGTTTTGCGCGCTGCCGTCTTACGGGTTGGGCTTTTGCGGGTGGCTTTCGTCGCTGTGGCGCTGGCCGCCACCGCCGGATTTGACGATGCTGCAGCGTCTCCCGCACCCGCGCTGTCCGCTGCGGTGCCTCCGTCAGCATCGCCAGTGCCATCGGAACCATCGGTGCTCTCAGCCCCGTCGGCGCCTGTCTGCGCGGCGGCTTTTTTCACCACACGAGCCAGCCGGTCGATCTCTTTTTTCACCCCGGCGCCCGCATCAAGCGTCAGCGCCTGGCGCAACAACTCCAGCGCGGTCGTCTGTTCTTCAGTTGTGCCGTTACGCAGCGCAAAGGCGCGCACCTTGCAGAGCTTGGCGCGAACCACGTCGGGCATATCACTGTCGGCGGTGAACTCCGCCACTTCATCGAGTACCGCCAGATATGGCGTGACGTCGGTGGTATCGTCTGCCTTGACCTGCACCAGAATCGGATCGCAAATCTCATCGACCAGAACGGTAGCGGCGGTACGGTTGAAGCGGTCAGGCATCAGCAGGCCGTGCGTGACGATGTAGCGACCAATGCGGGCGGCCAGCGCGTAATCACCGGCATCAATCGCCCAGACCATCAGGGTGACAATCACCTCATCCTGTCGGCCACTGTCGCCGTCGAGCGTGCCCTCGATCCAGCCCTCGTAATGCGGCAGCAACTGCCGTTTCATGGCCGCTTTCGCCTGGTCAGACTGCACTCGCTTCAATGCACTCTGATCCATGCGCAGCCGGTGCATGATTTGCTCGTGCGCCGTTCTGGCTGTATCCGACAGATCGTCGGTTTTGCCATGGCGTTCGGCCATGACCTTCTGAAAATGTTTTTGTGCCGGTGTCAGCATTATCTCTTCCCCGAATAACGGCGGGCCGCAGCCCGCCCTGTGCACGGTTACTCGCCGCCTTCGGCTTTTTCAGCGAAGGTGATGCCGTCGATAAAGGCCACCGCGCCGTAATCCTCAACAATGAAGTCATCGTTAGAGGACTGATACGTTGCCACGCGGTTGTATTCCGGCTCTTCTTTGATCGTCCGTCGCAGGCCGCCGCGCTGGTAGTAGATCGAGAGGTTTTTAAACGGCGTGATGAGGATCGCGTTACCCGGCATGTACGGCGCGATGAATGTCGGCATATTGCCTACGCGTTCCTGCGCCACAATCAGCTGACCGGCCAGCATTTCGGTGTTCGGGTTGGTCTGACTCATGGCGTTGATGGTCGGGAAATTGCTGGTTGTCAGCAGATCGCCGGACAAAATCACCACGTTGTCAGGGTTGCGCTTATGCCATTCGTCCATGAGGCTGTTTTTAGCGTCATAGACCGCCGCCGCTACGTTGCCATAGGTGCCCTGGGCGACAATGGCGTTGTTCTGGTCACGCGAGGTGATCGTCACGCCGGTAATGCGACGGTGTGCAGCTTCATTACGAATTTTTTGCAGCCAGCCGATGCCGCAATCCTGCAACAGCGGATTCGCTGCGCGGTCTGACGGGTCGGCGTAGCTGGTACCGTTAAAGCCGATCATGATGCGGTCAAGCGACATCTGACGGGCCATTGCCGAGCTGATAAGCGGCTGGAAGTTCGGCTGATGCGCCCACGCATCCATTTGCGCGTAGCTGACGGCGTAGTCGTAGTTGGTTTTACGGCACAGATAGTTGTACGGATCCATCTTGTCGTTAGCGCCGGGATTGCGGCGGTTGGTGGTGCTGTTGTTGACGCCCGCCAGCGGGCCTTTGCTGCCGATCAGGATTTTCTGGCCGATCTGCTCTTCCACGCCAAAGACGTTAATCAGCTTCAGAAAGGCATCATCCTGCTGAGCGGCCGCTTCAAGGCGCTGCTGTACAGTCGGGTCAACGCTGAACTGTGCCGCAACGGCAGCGGCGCTGACGCCGTTAAGCTGTGCCTGGCGGGCAACGTAGCTGTCAAACAGCTTACGGGTAGGGTTTCTCATGTGCGGGATCTCTCGTTATGGATATCAGTAGTCAGCGAGCTGCGCGTTATCGCCACCGCCGGCTGCCGGGCGCTGGCTGAAATTGCCATCCGTCCCTTCAAGCTGCTGGCGCAGTGCGGCCAGGTCAGTGGTCAGTTTCTGGATGGTGGCCTTGTCCTGCTGGCGTTCCTGTTCGGCAGTACTGAACTGCTCGCCAAGATCAACCTGAGATTGCGCCACCGCCTCAACGGCCTGATGCACCTGACTGAAGCGCTGATCGTCGGTTTTCTGCCCTTTGCCGAGAATGCCCATTACGCGGGAGAACCATTCCTTACCCGAATCATTTCGGCTCTGATTTTCCTGCACCAGTTCAGCCTCAAAAGAAGGGGTAAACATGGTGACTTCTGCATCCTGCGAGCTGAATCGCATGATCTCTGCGCGCTTTTCAGCGGTGAATTTCAGTTTGTCGGTGCCCAGGCTTGCCGGAGTGTCGGTCATCGCCAGCCCCATGAGGTACGGGCCTTTCGTCAGGGGAAAGTTGGGGTGCATTTCAGTACTGGAGTAGATTTTCTTGCCGTCGGCAAGCATGTCCTTCATGCGCTGAGTGGGTTCGATCTCCGCGAAAAGGTGTGCTTCACCAGCCAGCGGGCCTTCGTTGATATCCTCAGCGGACAGAGCAACAACATCCCCCATCGCACTGAATACACTGTCAGGGAATGGTGAGAGATAGTGCTCGATGTTGACGCGAGCACCATAGACGGACGGGTTGTATGCCGCCGCCATTGCGTGAATCTGCGCGCGGGTGACATTACGCCCATCGACTGTTGTGCCGGAGGTCATCACCTTGAATTTCTTACGTGTGGTTGCCTGATTAGCCATGTTCTTTTGCTCATCTGGTTGAGTTCCCGGTGATGATGGCAGGGGCTGGCGTACGCGCTCAACGCGTTGTTGTTGTGAGGGTATTGCCACAACCAAAAGCGGGCGAAAGGGCACGCGCGCGCGGGTTAATCTCCCCGGCAGGAAGCGAGGAGGACAAATGGCGATTGAAGAAGCATTCATCATGCACCGGGCGCGGCAGCTCTACTGGCAGGGATACCCGCCAGCGGAGATCGCACGCCTGATGGGTATCAATCAGAACACGATTTACTCATGGAAAAAGCGTGACGAGTGGGACAACACGCCGCCTGTGCAGCGGGTCACGACGTCCATTGACGCCCGGCTCGTCCAGCTCACCGGCAAGGACAAAAAGACCGGCGGCGACTTCAAGGAAATTGACCTCCTCACGCGTCAGCTGAAGAAGCTGGACAACGGAACGCCAGCGACGCAACCGAAGAAAAAGATCCGCAAGAAGCAAAACTTCTTTTCAGAAGCGCAGATCTCTGCACTGCGCGCCAACATCATCGACTCACTGCACTGGCATCAGCAGGGCTGGTTTGAAAACCATCACCATCGTAACCGCGCCATCCTGAAAAGCCGTCAGATTGGTGCGACCTGGTACTTTGCCCGCGAGGCGCTGTTGCGCGCGCTGTCTGATGAGGTGAAGTACAAACATCAGCGTAACCAGATCTTTTTATCAGCGAGCCGTCGTCAGGCGTACCAGTTCCGCAGCTTCATTCGCTCGGCAGCAGAAGAGGTGGATGTTGAGCTGAAAGGCGGCGACATGATCCAGCTGTTCAACGGTGCAGAGCTGCACTTTCTCGGTACGTCTGCCGCAACCGCGCAGTCGTATACCGGCAACCTGTACTTTGATGAGTTTTTCTGGGTCGGGCAGTTTGCCAACCTGAAGAAAGTGGCCGGCGCGATGGCGACCCTGAAGGGGCTGACGCGCACCTACTTCTCGACACCGTCAGCAGAGAGTCATGAAGCGTACCCCTTCTGGTCTGGTGAGGCCTTCAACAAAGGCCGCAGCCACGGTAAGCGCGTGGAGTTCGACACGTCCTGGAAGACGCTGAACAGCGGGTTGATGTGCCCGGACAAAATCTGGCGCCAGATTGTCACGCTACAGGATGCTGTCGATCACGGCTGGGATCTCACTGATATTGATGAAATTCGCGAGGAAAACAGCCCGGAAGAGTACGACAACCTCTACGCCTGTACCTTCATCAAGAACGGCGAGACGGCCTTTGACTACAACATGTTGCTGAGCTGCGGCGCGGACGGCTATGACGAGTGGCCGGACTGGAAGCCCTACGCCATGCGGCCAATGGCCGATCGCCCTGTGTGGATTGGATACGACCCCAACGGAGCCAGCGGCAAAGGCGACAGCGGGGCCATCTCTGTTAACGCGGCGCCACTGATCCCGGGCGGCAAGTTCCGCACGATTGAGACGCAGCGCATACGCGGCATGGAGTTCGAGGCGCAGGCCGCCATGATTATCAACATGCTCACGCGCTACAACGTGCAGCACATTGGTATTGATGGCAGCGGTATTGGCGAGGCGGTTTACCAGCTCGTGAAAAAACGTTTTCCGGCGGCGGTATGCTACCAGTTCTCCCCAGCCAGCAAGCGCATGCTGGTACTTAAAATGCTGCAACTGGTTCGCGCCGGTCGCTGGGAGTATGACCGGGGCGAGTATGACCTGATCACCGCCTTCAGTGCCGTGCGCAAGGTGGTCACGCCCGGCGGTGTCATCACCTACGATACCGACCGCGCACGCGGCGTGAGTCACGGCGATCTCGCCTGGGCGACCATGCTCGCCACCATTAACGAGCCGCTGGGTCAGGAAGGCGGCAATACTATGACTGTTATGGAGTACTGATGAGCAGACGAAAAAACCCTCGCGGCAGACAGTATGCCAGGCAGCAAGCGGATCTCGCCGACGCGCTGAAGTCGGCACCCGGCCTGAGCGCTTTTACGTTTGACGGCCCGTGGCCTGTTACCGGTGCTCATGACCTGCTGGATAACATGTACTGCGCCAACAATGGCCGGTACTACGAGACGCCGATCAGCTGGTACGGGCTGGCCCGCCAGTTCGGTTATGCGAGCTGGCATCAGTCGGCGCTGTTCTTTAAGCGGAATGTGCTTGCGGGGTGCTTTATCCCGCACAAACTGCTATCGCGCCAGGCGTTCAGTGCCTTTGCACTTGACTGGTTTGTGTTCGGCAATGCGTATCTTGAGATGCGCCGCAACCGCCTGCATGGGCCAATGGGCTTTCGTAACTCGCTGGCGAAGTACACCCGGCGAGGTTCCGACCTCGACACATACTGGTTTATTCAGTCCGGCCTTGATGATCACCAGTTCGAAACCGGTTCGGTGTGCCATGTGATCAACCCGGATATTCACCAGGAGATCTACGGCATGCCGGAGTACTTCGCCGGTCTGCTGTCGGCCAATCTGGCCCACTCCGCCGACAAGTTCCGTAAGCTCTACTACGACAACGGGTCGCATGCTGGCTGTATTGTCTACGTCAGCAGCGCAGTGGCTGACGGGGAAAGTCTGGAGAACCTGAAGAAGACATTGACCGACACCCGGCGAGGCGGGGCATTTAAAAACATCCTGCTGAGTGCGCCCGGTGTCGGCAAAGATGCCGTGCAGATCCTGCCGTTCAGCCAGATATCGGCAAAGGATGAGTTTGTCGGCGTGAAGTCCTCCACGCGTGATGACATGCTAGCGGCTCACCGCGTCCCACCGCAGCTGATGGGCGCTATCCCGGAAGGTAACGGATCATTCGGCGATGTCGAGAAGGCGGCAAGGGTATTTGCAGTCAACGAGCTGACGCCGGTGATGGAAGCGATGAAGCATGTTAACGACTGGCTCGGCGAAGAGGTGATCCGCTTCAACCCTTACGCCCTGCTGGAAATCCCGAAGTGATCTGAAGGTACCGCACTGCCATTCCCGGCGGTGCGGTACCGACCTGCAGCACCATCATTTCTGACCGTATCGGACACCCCGCGACACCTCAACGTCATATCCCCAACCAGACGCAGCCAGCGCCATTCTGGCGGGCTTTTGCCTGCCCGCTCGCCGGATGCACCGCGAAAGTGCGCGCCCGGCAGGCGGCTTTTGGCGAGGTATGCCGACCCCTTCCCTACCCCCAAAGCGCGCGCTTGCTCCCCCGCCTCGCCTGCGCGCTAAACATGCCTCTTTTTGTGCACTTTGTGCAGACCGTCCAGGCCTCGCCAGTGCTGGCGCTGCGTAGCAAAAACGACGCTTCAAAAATTGTGCAAATTTGTGCATCATTGCTCAGGCCCTATACCATGGATGAGTTATTCAGTTTCCCAACATAACTTGAGATCAAAGAATCGTAATCAATAACTATAGTGTCAGTTCGACCACGCAACGCTTGGGCCACTTCAATGCTGTTAGTGTTTTCATGATTTCCTACAATTAGTATTTTTTTTGGAAAATTAACCCTTACCCCATACTTTTCCAAAGCGTGCTTAGCATTAAGCGGGTACGTAAAGTATTCTTCGTAGTTATCAAGTTGAGCTAACCCCTCCCCCACTCCATCAATAAAACGTCGTCGTCTTCTTTCTCCTTTTGTCACGTTTTTCTTTTTCACCAACCCTTTTTTGAGATCACAAATATCGTAGCAACCATCTTCCCTTTCTAAGAGTGCGTCTGGATTAATATACAAATCAGGATTGTCATCGGTTTTTTCTATCCATTCTAAGTTTGGCTCATAAACAAACCCTTTATATCCTAAAGCGTCGAGCAATATATCTGGGTGATCATTTATATAATCACCTATTGTTGTCTCGTGTATTTGATCATTTAAAACCAAATTAATCAAATGCGACGCTTTAACCCATGATAAATATTTTTCATCGGAAAAAAACTGAACACCAAAAACCACTTCCCGACCAATAAAATATCCCAACCTATCAGTTAGTTCCACTTCACTTAAACGAACTGAAAACATAGCCAAGTTGTAAATATACCTAACCCTTAAAATTCTATTACTAACATACGCCAAAACTGATTTTGACACCAAGCAAGACTTTGATTCATCATCAAAGCTAACCAGATAAGAAGCCTGTTCGCTAGTGAGTCCTGCCGGATAATTATCAGCAATAACATGCCCCGCCCCCTTTAATAGATTTCTTGCTTCTGTATCACCAAAAGATAATTCAGAAAAAACATTTCTATCTGAGACGGAAAAATATGGTTTCATTACGTTTTCATCTTTTCCCATTTGTGTAAGGTGATATAATGGGACATTGTCTCTTTTTTTTATTTTCAGCGATTTTCTTACATGGGATAATCCAAGAAGCTCAAATGATAAGACATTATCATCTGACTCTACACATAGTAATGTTGTAGGGTAATAGGCACGATTAATTTTTTTACCTGCGTATTTTATATTGCCACATTTTATTTCGCACTCTACTTTTTTTAAATATGCATCTAATTGCCGTTTACATATCTTCGAAAATTCATCCAGTCCCATAACATGCCTCATTCACAGATACAATTGTGAGCTAATTATATATGCTTTTTAAAGGTATCCAAAAAATTTACTGCTCAGGTGCTTCATGTGGTACCCCCAGTGATTTGCCTCTGCGAATGCGGTTAAACCGCGTGATGATTTCTCGCGCCTTGAGCGCGCAATTGACTTCAGGATCTGTTTCGCTGATGGGTTCTTTTCGGCTGTAAATACGCCCATCGCCGTGGGTGCAGTACCTGCGACCGGCAATAGATAGCTCGCCACCGGCGGCAAGTCGGCGCGCCAACAATAAAAGATTGTTCTCATCCCATCCCAACGACTGCGCGAAGTCGTACAACTCAGCCACTGCTGGGCTGTTTTCCGGGGCGAACGCAGGTTTTTGTGCCTTCGGTGATGCGGTCAGCTCGTCTCGAATCCGGCGGAAGAGCGCCTGCCGTTCCTTCCAGGGTAACTTGCTCGCGTCGAGCGGCCCGGACTCCTCATCTAACACCGCCACTTCTGCCGGTGTGGTGGCAATTACCGTCCCTTTTTTGCTGCTTTTTTGGTCTGGGGGACAGTTATTGCCACGAGTCCAAGGGGCGACGGGGTCGCCCTGGGCGGCGCTTTCAGCGCCTGAGTTAGCGGGAGCCTTCTTCACCATCTTCCATGTGTGGACGTGGGTGCAGATTTTGTTTTCTTTCCCGGTGAGCGGCGACCATACGCCGTAAATGCGGATGCCATGATCGCCGTAGGTTCCTGGCTCTTCCGTTGGCTCGTAGGCCGTGTGGATCAGGTAGTTTTTACGCGGAACCAGCACACCTCCCTGTTTTGTGATGTAGGTGGCAAAACATCCCACATCAGCAGCAGCAAGTACGGCATCAAGGCTGGGGTTATTGATAACCGGGCGCGCATTCGCCAGCGCCGCCAGGATCTCCGGGGTAAGTTCCTTTCCGGGCTTTTGTTTAACCGGCGGGAGGTCACGGCGAGCGCGACCGGCCAGTAAGCGCAGCTCGCGATAGGCCTGACGTCCGGGAATGCCGAAGAAGCGGAACTGCTGAACGCGGTGCAGAGAAGCCCAGGCGGTGACATGCTCGGCACTGTCACACAGCGTCTTGCCAGTCTCTTTGCTGATCGTGTCGCCCAGCCCGCGCCCATCGATGTTTTTACTAACGTACTTTGCGATATAGCTGGCCGGAGTCCCTTTGCGCGGGTCGATCAGCTTTGACTTGAATCGCGCGCCGGTATCGTTGCCAAGTTCTGCCCGGTCTTCACGCACAGCAAACCGGCGCAATAATTCGGTAATAGTGCGGCGGTGTTTTTTACGCATAAAGCACAGCATGTGCCAGTGAACCGTACCGTCATGATGCGGCTCCGCCACTCGTACGCCATACCAGCGCAACTCTTTCTTATGCATCGCCTTGCGGAAAGCGGCGAACATATCAACCAGGTAATCACTGCTCTTTCTGACCGTAGAATGATCCCATGTCGGATTAGGCTTCCCGTTCATCAACGTGGCGTGGTATTTCGAGGGGCAAGTGATGGTATAGAACACTGCGCAATCACCGCGCATTTCTGCGATCAGTTCCAGACCTTTAACACACGCCATCATCTCATTACGGCGATGCGCCGGATTGCTGGCGCTGGCAAGCACCACGTCTTCCATGTTGAGCGTGTCGCCATCCTCATTAACGAGGTCGTAATTACGGAAAAAATCCATTGCCTTACGGCGCTGTTCCCGCTTCTGCAAAAGAATGTCGTGGCTGACATAGGGTGATGCGTGGCGATGAACGAGACAGGCTGCGCGCAGCAACTCTTCCCGCCATTCATTGCGGAGCTGCCACAGCTTACGCTGCCACCAGTCGGCGCAGCGCATACGCGCCAGCGCGCCCGGTATCAGATCGTAATTAATAGGGTTGCGGCGATTATGTTTGCTGCGCAGCGCTTCATAGGCTGGCGGGAGAACATCGAGGCGTAGCACCTCAGTTGCCAAACGACGATAAAGACCCAGAATGACGACCGGCGAAGCCAGTTCATCGGTCAACATCTCGTCGCAAAGCTGGATGAAAATCATATCAATGTGCGCCGCGACCAGCGTCGAGAGTCGCTTGACCTCGCGCTGATTGAGTTCCGGCAACCGGAGAAGCTGATCAAGGCTGTCCCTGCCAGCCATGGCGCGAAACGACAGCGACATTTGGTTAGCACGGACAGCATCAATCCTTGTCAAAGATGGGGCGACTACCTCATTCAGATATACAGGCAAATGGCGCCGATCTTCTGATTTTTCTAAATACTTAATCCTTGATTCCAGCGGCTTGCGCAGGAAATCTGGCAGGTTGGCAATGTCATCACGAATCAGGGAGAGAGGATCAGCGCGATGGAGTTCTGCGTGTCGCTTCGCCTTCTCAATCAGCGCGTTATTCAGCTCGTCGCGGAGCCAGGGATCGCAGCCTGCAATAGAAAATAGGTGCTCTTCCGCTGCGCGACTCAATGCCTCAGCCTGTTCGCGTTGCTCGCTTTCGTCCTGTGCGTAAAGCGCAAGCCAGACGGCCAGCGCAGAGGGTTTCTGTGCTGGCTCGTCCGTTGTGCTGGGGTTCACTGGCTGCCGTTTGGCATTCCAGCTCCATGCCAAAGCAGCGGAATCAGACATGATCCACCGCCGCCATGTAGGATTTTATGAACGCTGCCGCCGCTTCAATGTTGATGGCGTTTCCGTAGGCGCGCAGTCTTCCCACTCTGGCGGGAACCCCATCAGCCAACGGGAATGATCCGGGGCTAACTGGCCGCCACTTTCCATCCTGGCTAAAGAGCCAGTCAGCATCTCGCCAGAAGCCGTTAACCGGGCCGGGCCGCATAGCGCCGCTACATCCTGTAGCCGCTTCTGAATCTTTGTTCCATTTTCGCGATATGTCCGCATAGCTTCTTGCGGACAAGGTGAACGGTCGTTGCTCGTGGTTGGCGTCGGCCAGCCCGCTAATTGCGCAGCCACGTCCAGCCTGTCCGTCGATAGCTTCCCGTTGCGGATCCGTCCGCCCTGATAACCGCCCTTTCCGTCCGTTGCCGTCGGTGTAGGCCAACCCGCTAATAACGCTGCTGTCTGAAGGTTTACCCCCCCCTGTCGGTTGAAATTCCCCGCGCCCCTCCCATTGCTGGCGATCGGCGTCGGCCACCCAATAAGCTCTGTCTCGCTGGTGCGGCGCACCGACGCTCGCAGACGAAAACGCAGTCGCCCCGAAGGCATAGCCTAGGGCTTCCACGTCATTTTGTACAAGGTCGATCCAGTCGTTTGCGTCAGCGCTGCCAGATTGCTCGCCAAAGACCACGACAGGGCGGCGCTGGCCGACAAGCCAATGCGCGGAGGGCCATAAGTGCCGCTCGTCAGCAAACCCAAGTCCCTTGCCAGCCTGGCTGAAAGGCTGGCAGGGGCATGATGCTGTCCATGCGGGGCGACTGTCTGGCCATCCTGCGCGACGCAGGGCGAGCGACCATCCGCCGATCCCAGCGAAGAAATGGCACTGATTGAATCCGATAAGGTCATTGGGGGTTACATCCTCAATTGAACGGGTATCAACGACGCCCGGCGCAATATGGCCGGCGTCGATAAGGTTGCGCAGGTGCTGTGCTGCGTGAAGATCTATTTCGTTGTAATAAGCAACCACAGCGCCTCCCACACCACAGAGAAAACACGAAAGGCGAGATAGCCCATCGGGAGCCAGAACAACAGCGAGCAGAGGGCGATATAGATAACTGTGCTGCGCCAGAACTGGCGGTAATTAGTTTCTTCATTCATTTGCGGGTCTCTCAGAATGGCAATTCATCTTCATCGGCAAAGTCGCTATCCAGACTCACGACCGGTATCAGCACGTTGTCGCCGGGCTGGATGGCGCGGGCCTCTCGCTTTGTACTGACGGAGATATCGGTGCGGAGATACTGACCGTCGGCCATCACCTCCACTTCAACCATCCAAGACCCGTTAATCGGCCAGTACTCGATCACCCGAGTAACAACGGCATCAATCTGGCTCATCAGAATGTCTCCTGTGATTCATGCCCCTGGGCACTGTCTAGCCCGTAAAACACCTCGCATTCTGGGCAGCAACCGCCGCCAGCTCGGCCGCAGTAATCGCAGACACGAAGCACGCCAATAACCTCACCGGCCATGTCGCGACCTTTGGCACTTACCGAACGGCGGACGCTGAAAGCGTGAAGATTGAAAGCGGAATAGATTTCGCGGGTTTCTGGGGTATCGCTGTTTGAGATCACCGTACGGGTGCCGTGGAGGTGATTTACGTGCAGAAGATGCCTAACCAGGCTGCGGTGATCGTCCAGGGTAAAAGGCTTTCCGTAGGCAGTGAAGTTGGCGGTTTTGCTGACCGGGATATAGGGGGGGTCGCAGTAAATAACTGCGTCGTACGTCAGTTGCATAACGTCAGGGATGACGTGACTAAAATCGCCATCAATGAAAATGGCTTTTGTGTCGTTGGCCTTTTCAGCAAAGCGGCGCATCTCATCAGCCGGAAAGTAAGGTGCGGCATATTTCCCGAACGGGACGTTATGAGCGCCCTTCAGATTGACGCGATATACCCCGTTAAAGCTATGGCGATTCAGGTACAGGAACAAAGCGGCGTACAACAAAGCGGTATCGGCTTTGCCTGTATCGCTCCACTGCATGGAGTTAAATAGCGCCCGGCGCTTGTAATACTGCTCTTCGTTATTGCCATCCCGAAACATTCTGCGCGCGGTGTCGATCAGTCTCTCGGTGTCAGAGGTCAATACGCGAAAGAAGTTAATCAGCGCGCGATTGCTGTCGCAGAGGACGTAGCGGCGGTATTCCGTGTTCATGAAGACGGTGCCGCTGCCAACGAATGGCTCAATCAGGCAATCATCCTTCGGCAGGTGCTTCAGCAACTGCGGCATAACGCGGGTTTTACCGCCGGCCCATTTGATCGGGGGCTTAATCACGGTTCGCCTCCATCGCGGTGTATTTCTGGATAAGCGGGTCAATCACCATATTCATCAGGTTAACGAGGGTCTTCGCGGCCTCCGGGCTTTCCAGCACACCGATCGCTGTTGCGTTTGCGAGATTGATGGTTTTGGCCTCGTGCAGGGCGGCCAATGCACCCCGGGCGTATTCAGGTGATCGGTTCATTTGCGGTATTCCTAGTTGTAGGTTTCGTGGGTCATCAGCCGCCACTGCTGGCCGCCGTTCTTACTGAGCAAGCGCCAGCGGCGACCAATGCGGATCACGAGATAGGCATGCGGCATGACGCGGGAGAAATTACGCTGACCGCGGGCGAAGCACTTCAGGGCGGCTAGCGCCCTGTTGCAGACCGGCAGCGGTGCGCTGCAAATGACGGAGAGACGCGGATGCATGGCGGCCCTCACAGCGATTCAAAGTGTGGGGAGGTCAGGCGCTGCCAGATCTCGCAGGCCTGCTCTGCGCGATAAACGGCATCGGTTAGCACGTAGCTTTTGGAGCGGCGCGGATGCGGGGCGTAGCCGGTGACACCTGCAATGTGGATCAGCGTTGAGAGATTGCGAACTTCAAATGGTGGTAAGAATGGCTCCAAGTCATACCGAGAAACGGCATGCGCCAGCGCCGCAACGCTAAGCGAGTCACCGGCAGACCAGCAAAAGAGCTTTTCGTGCTTTGACGCTGTTGACGCAATAAAGCGGCAGGCACCCGTGACAGCATCGATCGCGCTGCACGTTGCATTGATGACCTCGGCCCGCTGGGCTGAATCCCCCTTCATGAGCTGCAAGATCGCCTCTGGATAAATACCGCCGACCGTTGTGATATCAACAGCGCGGTAGTATCCGGGGCCGATCTTCCCGGTTGACGGTTCAAAGAAGGCACACTCGATGGCAAAAATTGGGGAGTCAGGAGATTTCCCCAGCACGCGAATATCTAACATGACGTTATTCATTGCTTGTTATCCTCAGTGATGGTTAATTCGCGGGCGTCGGCCCACTGTTCGATTGATGAATAAATCTCTTCCGGGGTGGCGCTTTCCCTTTTCAGCTGGCCGACAAAAATACGCAGCAGGCCCAACAGGTGAGCGCGCTCGCATTTCCGTGCGTTGGCGCTTATTTCCACAAACTCTGGATCACTTATTCCGCCATCCAGTTTTATTGACGTGATCGACATGCGACCTCCTGAAAAAGGCAAAACGAATCTCCGGCAAAATGAATGCCGTTATTTTTAACGCTGGTTAATTAATGGTTAGGGCGCGGTTTTCTTTTAACCTGCTTAAATATCCTTTCGTGCCAGTAATACAGGAAATCAATAAACGTCATGCGCGCACGTTCGTGATTACCGCGAATTTCTTTTTCCAGACCGTAAATAATTAAATCAATTGACGGGCTGTTTGCTGGTACGCCAATGACGCAACCATTTTTCAGGTGAACAGTAAAACCCTGCTCTGCGTTCTCTACTGCCTCGCGGATCAGCATTTCCTGTGCCCATGAAGTTTTCTCTTCAGTGAACATGCTCATGCAGCAATCCCCGCAAACACTGGAGGCGGTATCTCTCCATTCATGATGGCGTTGACGAATGGACGAAGCTCGCTAAGCGTGTCATCGTCATTCAGGCAGAACGCGGCACCATAAATATGCTGGATCCCGCTAGCCAAAACGCCATAATGTGAATCGCGGCCCTGTGGGTTGTTTTCCAGATTGAAATAATAATCTTCCAGCATTTTATTAATCTGTTCAGCATAAAGGCGTTTCACTTTTCTTTCTCCTTAATGACTAATAAAGCGGCTTTTATTAATGACCCTGTCTATCGTTTTGCACGCTTCGGCTAACGCAAAATCAATCCCGAAATAATGGCCGCCATGCGTAATTTGATACCGCTGGCGGTTATAAGGCTTTTTGCGAGGGAGCTTCAGAATAGTAAAACCACGATAAAGGCTGGTTTTACTATTCAACTGCGATACCGCCCCGCCGTTCCCACTTTTCATAGACCTGCTCCCTGAAGCGGTTCGCATTAAAGCCCCATCCACAGCAACCAGGCATCACGCTGCTCTACCGGGCGGTTGTAGTACGCCTCGCGCACTGCCCGATTAAACTCGGGTATATAAACCCAGCGCTCACCTGCACGGGCGTTGGGTTTGTTAGGGTCGCGCAGCTCAATGACCGGCAGCTTTCGTGCCTTGATCATTTCCTCTACTGCGGTCTTCGGTTTGCCGATTAGCTCGGCGAACTTCTCTACATGAACGGCATCAAGCGGGTACTTGATTGCGTAGTCTTGAGCTTCCATGAAACCTCCGGTTAGTCGCCGGGTAACCCCCTGCCCGGCTCAGGGTTTTGTGGTATTTTCATTACGCCCTCAAGTTCTTGGCGGAACGGGCATAACGATCACCACCACAAGGAAAAACAATGTCAAACAACCAAAAAACCGATGCTCAGGGAGCGTTCAACAGACTGATCCAGCCCCTCACTGATGCCAATGAGATGACCCGGAATAAGGCCAGTGCCGTTGCGATTCTTGCCTCTGCCATGTTTAACGTCTTAACCCCTGAGCAGCAGGAAAAGGTACTTTCGAGCCTTGAAAGCGCATTCAAACAAGGCCCCTCTGCTATTGCTGGTGTGAATGCAGAGATTGAAGCAGAGCTGTCATACTTTCTTCATGCCTACGCGATGAGGCGTAAATTGTCTTAATCGCCTGATCAACCTGTTCAGAAAAATCAGCAGAAAGCAGGAAATAACCCCTCTCTGCTGATTTACAACATCTCTTGGAGCAAGTCCGGCGCGGTCTAATGCGTTTATCTACCTTCATCCTCGACCTCTTCGCCATTCATCCCCTGCGGGTTACATGTTAATCTCGTAAGATCCAGCCCTTTCTAAACCGTTTGAAAACGTTCTAGCGGCTGGTTTTTACGCTTCAAAAGGTTACCAATTGATAACCTTTGAGAGGAAATATAAGTCACCAATAGGTTACTGTCAAATGCAGACATTCGAAAAATTAAAGGCCATCAGGAAAGCCGAAGGTTTAACGCAGGCTAAGTTCAGTGAAACCAGTGGGATAGCTCTGGGGACGATTAAAAATTACGAAAGCGGACACAAAGAACCAGGTCTTAGCATCGTGATGCGGATCACTAACACCCCTCAGTTCCAAAAATACACCCTATGGTTGATGACCGATAAGACTGCGCCCCAGGCTGGTCAGATCGCACCGGCCCTCGCACACATTGGGCCAGAACCAACGGAATCAGACCAATCCGAGAAACAGATTGGTTAACAGTTTATAAATCTTACATTTTCACTATTTGTTACCAAGATAGTGAAATCTGCGCCGGAGGGCTTTCTTATGTCGATTAAGAAGCTCGATGATGGTCGCTATATGGTGGACATTAGACCTCGCGGGGCAGCAGGACGCCGCATCCGCAAGACGTTTGACAGAAAGGCTGAAGCGGTCGTGTTTGAGCAATACACGATAGCGAACGCAAGCCAAAAAGAATGGGCAGGAAGGCGCGCCGACCGGCGGCCTTTAAGTGAACTGCTCAATGCCTGGTGGCGGTACCACGGGCAAAATCATGAAAACGGCAAAAAGGAGTTCAATCACCTGCTGAAGACGATTAATGGCCTGGGCGATCCCGCTGTTAGTCGGCTGAGTAAAAGGGATTTGATGGACTACCGATCCGGCCGTTTGAGTGCCGGGATCAAGGCATCAACGATTAACCGTGAGATGTACCGGCTATCCGGCATGTTTACGAAGTTGATACAGATCGAGGAATTTGGCGGGCAGCATCCCGTTAACGGGCTTCCACCACTGGCGGAAGAAAACCCGGAGATGACATTTCTGGAGCGGGAAGAGATCAGCAATTTGCTGAACGTTCTGGAGGGGGATTCTCTTTTAGTTGCCCTGTTATGCCTGAGCACCGGCGGAAGATGGTCAGAGGTCGCCACGCTGAAGCGGTCAAATATCGTTAACTGCCGCGTCACGTTCCTGAAGACCAAGAACGGGAAAAAGCGCACGGTGCCGATCTCTGAAGAGCTGGAAAGTAAGGTGAAAAAAGAGGCCAGCGGAAAGCTGTTCAAAGTGGACTATGAAAGGTTCTGCAAAATACTGCGGGAGGTGAAACCGGATATCCCGGAGAACCAGGCAACGCATATCTTGCGCCATACCTTTGCGAGTCATTTCATGATGAATGGCGGGAATATTATCGCCCTGCAACAGATCCTGGGGCATGCAAATATTCAACAAACGATGGTCTACGCTCACCTGTCGCCTGACTACCTGCAAAACGCGGTTACGCTGAACCCGTTGCAGGGAGGAATTGCGGCATAAAGTGCGCCCCGAAGTGTCCACATACTGTCCACGCTTCGGGAAATTTGAAAGTGTTCCAAACCTTCACGACTCTTTTTAAGTCGTTGTTTTAGCTTGAATACAGAGGTAAGTGATTGATAAAAAAAACCCCCACATCATGTGGGGGAAGACAGGGATGGTGTCTATGGCAAGGAAAACAGGGTTGTTACTGGGGTTGCAGGGTATTGCTACTACTCGAAAGCATCATCGCTGAGCCTTTTTGCATCCGTGCAACCTCACG